TATGTGTGCGCATGGACTATCAAAGCCCTTTAGCTTTGGTTCTCACCTCTTCACGGGGGATAACGTGCGCACACACGCGAGAGCCAAACCTAGAGGGCTTTTTTGCGTTTAGACCGCTATTCTGTGGGGGACTCAACCGCAGGGAATAGGGACAGCCGATACTGTGGGAAAGCTCTGAGATACCGGCAAGGGCGGCGAAGCCAGCACCCTTGAGCGAAAGGCTGGCGAGTATGCGCGGCTCCGTCGAGCATTAAAGGAACTCGGTCAACCGTCTGAGGATGGCTGAGTTTCGCTCACCATCAAGCATAGGGGGTTTTTGATACTAAATATCTTGACTTAATACTATATAACCTATCTAATCTTATTTCCTAACTTAAAAGGGGTAACAAATGGACACACCAAAGCTCTGCATTGATTGCAAGCATTTCACTGGCAAACGTGAATGCAAGCATCCCTCCAACGGCATAGACCTGATTGACGGCAAAACCAAAGTTGAATGGTGCGCCATCATGAGATTGCAAGCCAATTCCTGCAAACCTGAAGCACTTCTCTTTGAACCTCAAGAGGCTGTCATCTATGACCTTGCCGACTTATTTCCTAACCTCAAAGGAGCAGAACAATGAGCATCCCAACAGATATTCTGAAAGGCATAGAAACTCTAAGCCTACATAGTTTGCATCCAATCAACATAAACTCTGAATACGTCAGAAGCCTTGAGGAAGATATTCGCCTGTCTGATGAAGCAGAACGAGAACTACGCAAACAGGTTGAAATGCTTGAGCAGGAAGTAGACCGTCAAGGCATGATTATTGACGCACTGATTAAAGCCATCAAAGTAATTGAAAGGGGATAAATATGGCTAACGCACAATCTGACTTTGCGCCAGAAATACGCAACTCTGCGTGGTGGTCTGGTGACTCTAGAAAAGCAGCCAACGGTCGCGGCAATGATGCAGTTCTTGAGAAACTCGGCCTAAAGGAAAGGCCAGACCTATCTAATGTTGAAGCAGTCCAAATGGGACATGTCATGCAGCCTGTTATCGGCAGACTTGCTCAGGATAAGCTCAAAATTGAACTGAAGGACGCTGACTATGCTCTTACGCACCCGAAAGAACCGTGGTTACGCTCCCACTTCGACTTCATTAGTGCAGACGGTAAAACGCTCGTCGAAGCTAAAAACTACAACGCGAATGTTCGTAACAAGTTTGATTCGGAAGCCGGTATCGTACCAGCAGCGGATATGGCGCAATTGGTCCACGAATGTGCAGTTCACAATGTGGACAAAATTGTTCTCGCAGTCCTTTTTGGTGGGCAGAATTTTGAGACTTTTGAATTCAGCATATCGGAAGCCCAAAAGGAAACTCTCATTAAGGACATGGCGCGCTTTTGGGGTGCAGTCGCTACCAAGCAGCCCCTTGACCCTGAAACACCGGAGCAAGCAAAGCTTATTTATGCTCAAGATGCAGGAACATCCATTGTTGCACCTCAACCCATCGAGAAGGCAGCCGAAGCACTCAAATATATTAAGGAACAGATTAAAGCCCTCGAAGAAAAGGAAGAACAGCTATTGACTGCTCTGCAAAGCCACATGCAGTGGTGTTCTGAACTGACTTCCTTTGATGGCCGTGTTCTGGCGACTTGGAAAAACACAAAACCAAGCAAGAAATTCGATGCAAAACTTTTACAGGCCAATATGCCGGATTTATACGAAAAGTTTGTGGTCGAAACGCCGGGCGTTAGACGTTTCTTGCTCAAATGATGGGGGATATATGACTATTTACGCTTTTCCGTCTGGACACAATCCACAACGAGGCCGTCAGGAAGATGGCATGACATTAAAAGATTACTTTGCTGCTAAAGCACTGCAAGCTCTGCTTTGGAATCCTGATAAAGCACTAGATGACAAGGAAGACGTTGCCAGAGCAGCATACGAATACGCTGAAGAAATGATGAAAGTGAGGGACGAATAATGACTGCACTTGTACCTTTAAATGACATTAAAGAGATGGCTGAAGTTGCAGCCAAATCCAAGATGTTCGGCTTTAAGTCCCCTGATGAAGCAATGGCAATTATGCTCCTTTGCCAAGCCGAGAACTTGCATCCTGCGATTGCTATGCGTGATTTTCATGTCATACAAGGCCGTCGTGCATTGAAAGCTGATGCAATGCTTGCCCGGTTTCAAGCCGCTGGTGGTTCTGTGAAATGGGAGGAATACACTGATGAACGCGTATCTGGTAATTTCTCTCACCCTTCTGGCGGGAGTGTCACTGTCACTTGGACATTCGAGATGGCTAGAAAAATCGGCCTTACGGGCAAGGACAACTGGAAGAATTACGCCAGAGCTATGCTCCGCGCTAGATGTATCTCAGAAGGGGTTAGAACAGTCTATCCGGGCTGCGTCACTGGCCTTTACACGCCAGAGGAAGTTGAGACGTTCAAAACGCCTAGCCCGACTATCAAGGACATGGGCGAAGCGGAAATCGTTATTGAGGAACAGGTAACGGAATATCAGCTTTTCCTGCCTGACGGTAGCGTCTACGCTAACTGCAATGATTGGCAGGACTACATTGACCGCTATGCCGACATGCTCTCTGCTATTCAGGGCAGCACTAAGCTGAAACCTGAAGAAAAGAAGCAGAAATCGAAGGATTGGGAAGCCGCCAACGCTGAGACTGTCAAACGCATGGATGCAGTCACCAGAACGCGCCTGATAGCCGCTAAACAAGGCGTAGACACCTTTGAAGACTTGGAAGATGCCATTGAGTAACTTCCGACACGGCCAGCCGCAGCCTTTTGCGGCATTTTTACCTAAACTTAAACAACCTGAAAGTAAGCCAATGGAAACCAAGAAATCAAGTTACGTCCCAATTGAGGGAAAAGGCCGTATTAAGAAAAACTGGAAAAAGACTGAAGGCGACAAGAAACCTGATTTCTTAGGTGAAATGTGCCACAAGGGTGAAATCATCACTTTTGGCGTATGGCGCAGAGAGTCCGATTATGGCGAATACTTCAGCCTCTCCATTAATGACCCTGATTGGGCTAACAAGCAAAAGGATGCTCAATATCCCAAGGATATAAGCCCAAAACCTAGAATGGCTGGTGACGTACCTTGGTAATCTCTGTTGATTTGCCTTATCCACCTTCGATGAATACGATGTGGCGCAATTTCAGAGGCCGCACCGTATTGTCGAAGGCTGGCAGGGCATTCAGGGAAGAAGTACAAAACATTATTATTGACAAAAACATTCCTAAATTTGGGGATAGCAAATTGAGAATCACAATGATTTTGCGCCCACGGGATAAACGCAAAAGCGACATTGATAACCGCATCAAGGCTGTTCTGGACGCTTTAGAACATGCCGGGGTATTCAATGACGATTTTCAAGTAGACCACCTTGAAATGATTCGCGGAGAGCCATTAAAAGGCGGTCTATTGCACGTTGTGATTGAGGAATTGCCAGACCCCCACCAGACCGAAGGTGAGCGCCCCTGAGCGCAGGTTAGGAACCCTTGGGCAAGGTTTCGGTCAGCCCACTAATTCAAAGGGATAAAAATGCAAAAACATATCTTTGTGGCAACACCTATGTATGGTGGCCTTTGCTACGGTTATTACATGCAGTCTTGCCTGAAGCTTCAAACGATGTGCAAGGATTCCGGAATCAACCTTTCCTTTTCTAGTTTATTCAATGAGTCGCTCATACAGCGAGCTAGGAATCTACTAGCAGCCAATTTCCTGAAGTCTGAAGCTACGCATCTGATGTTCATTGATGCCGACATTCTGTTCCGGCCTGAAGACATTTTCCCTATGCTGGAGGCCGACAAAGACATTATTTGCGGCATCTACCCGAAAAAAGAGATTCATTGGGGCAGCGTCAGGAAAGCCATAGATGCTGGCGCACCGGATGACCAGCTAAAGCACCATACAGGCGCTTTTGTAGTCAATCTGAAGGACTATGCGCCAGAGGTGACTGTGCCGATTAACCAGCCGGTTGAGATTTGGAATGGCGGCACGGGCTTCATGCTCATTAAGCGGGAAGTCTTAACCGGCCTGATTGGCAAAGTGCCGTATTACCTCAATAACGTGCTTGATATAAGCAATCCGAGCAACGGGGAAACCATTCATGAGTTCTTTGCGACTCAGATTGAGGAAGACACCAAAATCTTGCTTTCTGAGGATTACGACTTTTGCAAGAAAGCGAGAAATAACGGTTTTACGGTCTGGGCAGCGCCTTGGGTCGAGTTGTCCCACATCGGGACTTACGCATTTGAGGGCCGACTGCTTAAGCAGCCATGAGAAACCGGGATGCTCCGCACATAGACTTCACAGAATTGATGGGACTGCTCGGCAAGGTAGTCCCGTCAAATCTGGATATGGTCTACGAGCGCAAAGGAAGCTTTCTGGTAGGCGAATGGAAGCGGGACGGGGAGAACATCAGCAAAGGTCAAGAAATCCTCTTAAAAGCCCTTGCAAGGGTTCCCGGCTTTACTGTTCTAGTCATTAACGGCTTTACAGAGGATGGGAATATGTCTGTAAACCGTTTCTGGCGGGTTTTGCCGGAAGGTGAGTGCGTTTTGTCCGGAGCTGGTTTGACAGCCCTGAAGGACTACATAACCGAGTGGTACATGGTGGCTGATTTCGAATGAAATTCCTTATCTGCGCTCCTCCGTACAACGACAAGTCTGCTGGCATCGTTGTATTGCATGAATTGCATCAAGATATGGTCAATCTTGGCTATGACGCGCATTTGTGCATTTTTCAAAATACAGCGTCCAGCAGAATGATGTTTACTAGCAAAACCGATTTGCAGGACATTGTGGACAACGGGATTGTGATTTACCCGGAGGTTATTCGGGGAAATCCTTTGAGAGCCAAGCGGGTAGTTCGGTATTTCCTGAACCGGGAGGGAGCAGCATCCGGCAATCCTGTCGATGCCGGAGAAAATGACTTCATTCTCGCTTTCTACCCCCTGTATCACAAGAAACCTCACGCCATATTGATTAAGGAAGCCACTAATCCGGTCTTCAATGACGATGGGGCGCTGCCATGGCAGGAAAGGACGCTGGATTGCACCTATATCGGCAAAGGAGCGTTTTACAACCGATGCG